ACCCCCAAAACACCATGCCAAATACCCTTCGCATCAAACGCCGCTTAACCGGTGCCTCAGGCGCTCCCTCCAGTCTTGCTGTAGGTGAGTTGGCCTATTCAAAAGTAGACAACAAACTTTGGATCGGTCTTGACGACCAAATCAAAGTCCTCGCCGGTGAGGGCCATTTTGCCACAAACGCAAACCTCGCCTCGGAAGTCAGCACGCTGAACTCCAGCATCAGCTCGGAAACCTCCCGCGCCACCGCAGCGGAAGCCGCCCTCGGCGTTCGCATTGACAATGTTCTCTCGAATGTCACTCCCGGCTCGCTCGATTCGTTGACGGAAGTGGTCGCCGCCTTCGAGGCCGCCGACAGCAACCTCAACGGAGCCATCACCAGCCTCGCCAACAGCGCCTCCAGCGCCCTGACCGCCGAGGTCAACCGCGCCACCGCAGCCGAAGGCGTCATCGCCGCCGGTCTCGCTCAAGAGCTTCTTGACCGAGCCGCCGCCGACACCACCCTCCAGGGCAACATCAACACCGTTGCAGGCAATCTCTCCAGCGAGACATCGGCCCGCCAAGCGGCTGACACCACCCTCCAGAACAATATCGACAGCGAGGCCAGCACCCGTGCTTCGGCCATCAGCGCCCTCGATAGCCGAGTGGTCGCGCTCGAAGGTGCCTCCGCCGACGCCCGCCTCGACGAGGTGGAGTCCGACATTGCTGCCATCGAATCCGCCGCGACAGCCTTGACTGGCCGCGTCTCCAGCTTGGAGACCACCGCAGCCGGACTCGGCACCATGTCCACGCAGAATGCCAACAATGTCGCCATCACCGGCGGCACCATCGAAGGCATCGAGCTCGACGGCGGCAGCTTCTAATAGCTCCCTCCCCCCACAGCGGCGGTGCGGTTCCAGCCCGCGCCGCCGCCACGGGGCCACTGCTTAAAACTTAATTCTTTAAACTTAAAACTTCTCCATGGCCACGGTCCTCAAGCTCCTCCGCAGCACGGTTCCAGGCCGAGTCCCCACCGCCGCGCAAGTGGCCGAAGGGAGCCTCGCCTTAAACCTCGCCGACCGGCGCTTGTATTCGAAAGACCACCTGGGAGAAGTCTTCCGCCTCGCCCGCCCCCGCGACCCCAGCGACTACCTGCAACTTTCCGCCACCGACGGCACGACCCTCTACATGGGCCGCCTCGCCTGGGCCGACTACCCCTCAAGCGGCCCAGCCGAGGACGCCCCATCCTGGACCATCTACCGCATCACCACCGACGCCGCAGGCAATGTCTCCTCGGAGCAATCCGCCACCGGCGCGTGGTCTTCCAAAGAGTCTCTGACCTATGCTTAGTCCTCTCTACGGCCAACTCTCACCCCTCCGCGTGCCGACCACGGATATAGCCATGCTGACCGCAAAAGCCTATATCGCCGCCGTTGAAGCCGCCGATGGTCAAAGTTTGGAATCTGGCGTGAAATCGGCGTTCACAGATTTCATCGTCGGCTGCCATAGTGATGGCATTTTGAGCGCAATAAAAGCGTCTTGCATTCTTGCAGGAGCGCGCACGCTTTCTGGGGCGCTAGTTCCGCTGGCTGGCTCTGCGCCAACTAATTTTAATTTTGTTTCCGCAGACTACAACCGAAAAACAGGTTTAAAAGGCAATGGCACGACTAAGCGCCTTTCGCCAAGTAGAAACGGAAATTCAGACCCTCAAAATAACTGCCATTTGAGTGCTTTTCGTGGGGAATCCATTACCGCAACTCACAATGCCGTTTTTATAGGATCAAATCCACAATCTAGTTCTTCTGGAACAATTTTGAGAAACATACACCTAGTTGGAGCAAGTGACGGATTTTATTTTAAAATACGAAATCTAGTTGAAAATTCCATAAATTCATTCACGGGAGATGCTGGTTTTCAAGCGGTATCAAGAAATTCTTCAACATTTTTTAGCTACCGCGCTCCAAATAACCAAAGCGGGACATTTTCAGTTACGAGCGTTACTCCAAACGGTAGCGCAATAGGTGTATTTTGCGCGGTTTCAAGCGGATCTCCAAGTGCATTTTCAAATAACAGGCTATCTTTTTACTCAATAGGCGAAGCACTTGACCTATCCAAGCTCGACACTCGCGTGTCCACCTTAATGACCGCCCTTGCCGCCGCCATATGACCCTCGCCGACCTCATTACCCAGCCCGTGAGCTACGAGACCGCGAAAGACCTCACTCTCGTATTCAGCCCAGAACTCGCCGCGCAACTCGCCGCCGTCCAAGCCGAGCATGGCAACCCGCGCCATGTCGCCAGCCCCGTCGATCTCGCCGATGGCCGCAAAATGCTTTGCGCCGACCTGCTCACCGAAGTCGGCCCCGGCGGTCTCTACTCGGGCGGATTTGCGCATCTCCCCGCCGAGCTTTTCCCGCTCGTCGAAGTCCTCCCGATGTCTGCCGTCCTCCCACTGCTCCCACAACCCGAAGAAATCTAAAACCACCACCACCCATGCTAGAACAAGTCTCCAACTCCGTGAAATTCTTGGCGTTTTTTACAGCGTCGAAACAAGGCAAAACCGGCCTCACCGTCACCGTCGATATCTACGGCCCCAGCGGCACGCAGATCGTCACCGGCGGCAGCGCCACCGCCCTCGGCGGGGGGCTGTATTCCTACTTGCTCTCGACCAACAACAGCGCCGAGGGCGAATACGCCGCCATTTTCAAGACCGCGGACACAACCGTGGACGCCCAGCACATTCCGAGCCTTTGGGTTCTCGGTCGCGCCGGAGTCGAAAACCTCGACGCCGCCACCAGCACCCGCCTCGCTTCATCGGGCTACACGGCCCCAGCGAACTCAGACATCTCGGCAATCAAGGCCAAAACCGACAACTTGCCAGCCAGCCCAGCCGCGACCGGCGACATCCCCGCCTCGGACATCGCCGCCATCAAAGCCGCCACCGACAACCTCCCCAGCGATCCCGCAGACCAAAGCCTCGTTGAAGCTGCCATCTTTGGTCTCACGATCCCCAGCGTGGTCCAGATCCGAACGGAGATGGATTCCAACTCCGCCAAACTCGCAAACCTCGACGCAACGATCTCGAGCCGCTCGACCCTCACGACCGGCGACCTCCCGAGCGTGCCTAGTGCAGCCTCTGTGGCCTCAGCCGTGCGCACCGAGCTGACCGAACTTTCCAACCTCGATGCAAGCGTCTCAAGCCGACTGGCCTCGGCAGCCTACACAGCCCCGACCAGCGCCCCGACAGCCGCCGCTGTGGCCTCTGCTGTTCGCACAGAGTTGACCGAGCTTTCCAATCTGGATGCCTCCGTGTCGAGCCGACTTGCCAGCAGTGCATACACCGCGCCAGCGAACAACGACATCTCGGCGATCAAAGCCAAGACCGACAATCTCCCCGCATCGCCTGCTGCAACCGGAGACATCCCAAGCGCGAACATCTCGGCCATCAAAGCCAAGACCGACCTGCTCCAGACCGACCGCCTCGCGCAATGCTCGACCGTGGCCACCACCGGAGCGCAGCTCGCCGCCGCCCTCAGCTAAAATGCAAGACCAGCTCGCCACGCTCAAAACCGCTCTCACCGGAATCCTCGGCGCTGCCGCCGGGGTGGGCGGGGCCGCGTATAGCATGTTGCCCCACCTCGAAGCATGGACGCGCCTCGCCAGCGCCGGAATCGGCCTGCTGGCGGGGCTCATCGCCCTGCTCAAAGTCTGGCGAGACTTTCAAAAGAAATAACCCCTCCCTCCCCCATGAATAAAATCCTCTCGCACTTAAAGCAAAGATCTACCTGGGCAGGCATCGCCTCGCTCGTAGCCCTCACCGGTTGGCAAGTCAGTCCCGACCAATTTTCGGCCATCAGTGCGGTTGTCATCGCGCTCGTGGGAGCCTACGAAGTATTCCGCGACGAGAAATGACCTCGCCCGCCCAGATCGCCGCCACCGGCCTGCTGCTCGGCTACATCTTTCTCTGCATCTCATTTTTGACCGGCTGCAGCACACTCGGCATCTCCCTCGAAACCGACTACGGGCGCTTCAGCTACACCCTCCCCGAGCTGCCCAAGCCGACATCCTCAAAATAACCACAGAGGACACAGAGAGCACAGAGGGAGAACTTAAAACTTAAAACTTAAAACCTAAAACTCCCCATGCTCCCCCCGAGCCGTCCACAACAAGCCAAGTCGAAAACGCAAGCCCTGCTCACCAAGGCCCGCGTGGCCGATGAGGTCGCGCTGGTGGGCATTCGAGGATACTACCGCGACACCATGGGCGTGCCGGGCCAGAACGACCGAGGCATTTACGACGACGCCATCTTTCTCGTGTCGCCAAACGCCTACGCCACTTTCAATGCCAATACCGATCCCAGCGTGAAGCGCCAAGGCATCGCCGTTTTGAAACCCGGCGTGCATCGCTACCGAAAAGGCAAGCACGGCCTCTCAAAACCCGGCGGCGGCTACCCCGCCCTCCGCCCCGCCACGCCTGGCGAACAACTCCCCGTGACCCGCGACGAGACAGGCGACTCGATGGGAACCGCCATCAACATCCACAAAGGCGGCACCCGCACTACCAGCAGCGAAGGCTGCCAGACGATCCACCCCAGCCAATGGCCCGCGTTCGTCGCCCTCGTCTATTCCGAAATGGACCGCGCCGGGCAGAAGACAATCCCTTATTTACTCGTCGAGGAGGGCAACGCATGAGCCGCCTGCGCAAACCCAAATCCTCCCCACCCAAAGACCGCGAAGCCGTGATGCTCCAAGTCCGCGACCTCCTCGCCGAGCACTTCGATGTCGGCATCGCCTTGGTCTCTTGGGAGGACGGCGGCGAGACCTTCTTCATGGATTTCAAATTTGGAAACGACTACGCCGCCCGCGCCATCACCCGCGAGGCCGAAGACATCCTCTGGCCCTACGCTT